TTGTTGACGCTCTTTGAAACGTTCTCGACAAGCCGCTCAAGTTCTTCGCGAAAGGCATCTCGACCATCGTGTGCGACGATAATCCCGGGTAGACTGACTTTGACGACTGTTTCATCTAAAGTCTTTCTACGCTTCGCGGCGTCAGACCTGTCGGGCCGTTTGCGCGTTGCTTCACTCATGTTGGGTCATGGTAGATGGATGCTGTCCATACGAAGAGAGTGAAATATTCTCCAGGAGACTTTCTTAAAGTTGAAAATATTCGTGAACATATATAGGAAAATCAGCACCTTGATGTTTAGAGATTAATTTCTTTGAATGCAGGCACCTTTTAGGGTTTTTTTTTATTTTTCAATTTTTTTTTGAAAAAGTTTCCGCACGATATTTTTTTCACAAAAAAACTTTTTCGACCACATCTCGCGCGCGCAAGAGAATCACATATGCTGTCATGTGTACATTGACAAATCCTTCCGCTTTTCATCGTTTGACTTCCGTAAAGTTGCATGGTAAGCAACGGCCATCCCTTAAAATTATAAGTAGTTCGGATTCCCACCGCAAAGTGATGTGCTCTCGAGTCACCAAACCAAAAGTAGCTATTCTCCGGAGAGGACCAGAGCACCGTGATACAGTCATTGTGGATGGTTCGGCTTTTAAAGTACCGGGGAAGACTGTTACCAGCGAGTACTTTAACATGGTGATCAACAATGACTTAAACTGCGGCTTCTCTCGAGCGCTACAGCTAGAGATATTCAAGTCAATACGAGATGTTCGCCTTGATGACGATCCAGTTTATTTTGTGGCTGTTGTCCAGCCAGATGATGTTGAACCGTGCTATGTGTATGACATTGAAGGATATACATGCTACCTCGCGTGTTATCGGAAAGACAGATTCACATTCAACCGTGCTGTCTTCGGACCAGAGCTTCTCGAGGAGCTCAGGGATGTTTTATAACATTTCAGCCAAAATGTTTTTCAGTTCATCTTCAGCAAGAAGATGGAATGACATTCCGATTCCAACCACTGCAACTTCACAAGTGGCTTCTGTAAGAGGTTCAGAAGTTGCCTCTTTCAGAGCACGCAGGGACACCAGAATCAATTCTCTGATGGGAAGGTCGCCCATTTTACTTTTGAATTTCTCCAAAAATGTCATCGAAGCATTCGATCTTGCCCCTGCACATTTGATATTGATAACCCATCTTATGTAATTATACAAAAGAAACACGCACCTATCGCAATAGCGTTGTGATTGTATAAGTTTCCAGACGGACACACCTGATACAAGTGACAGCCTTTGGCATCCTTGCCCGATATGAGTAGTCCAATTCCAGGAGGCCTCGAGCCAGCTCTTTGCGATACAACCTGCCACTTATCAGCTATACTACCAGCAAGTCTGCTGACTTCGATATCAGAGTTAAAAGTGAATCCGTGTGAGATGCAGTTTCTTCTCAATTCTTTCATCGCTGATGTACCATCTGCAGTGAGACCAGACATAGCGATTCCGACATGATTGTCCGCCTTAAAGATCTTTTGATGCGGAGATGAAACATTTGAAAACGCCCGACGCACAGCGGCCAACACGACGTAATCTGTACTCTGTGTTTTTTAAGTTCGTTTTAGGAAGGAAGGTTTGAAGAAAAAGGTTTTAGATAAAGGCAGGCTCACCTTGCAACCGACGATTGCGCCACCCTGCTTCACAGCTTCGATTGCATCTGTGATGAAAGCGAAACAAGGCACATAAACAAAGCGCCATGGATTTTTGCTGGAGGCTGTTTGAAACGTACACTCTACTTGGTGAAGGCGACCTTGCGGACTCCAGGTAAGGATGTCCTGCGCATCCTCTCGTCAATATCACTAAGCAACTATTTGGGATGATATATCTTCTTCTCACCTGATCATATTTATTCCTGAACATGATTTCCGCGACTCTCGCACTCAAATGTTGGTCGCGCCGCGCCACCGGACCGCCGCGCCCGAGATGTGTTTGAAAAAAACTTTCTTTGAATAAGAAGATGAATTTTGACGTAATTGAAAAAATATTTGATGAATTAGAATGGGACGATCAAATTCGCGTTTCATACATCATAAATAAAAAACACAGTCAATATTCAATAGCTTTGAAAAAGCTGCAATCGATCGGTTTCGATCCGACGTGTAAAGTAAAAAATATTTACAAAAATGCATTGAAGACTGGAGATCTACATATGTGTACAGAAGCATTATATCTCATGCATGTTGAGTTGGGGTTGTTCGACTGCCCCCTTATATATCCTCACCACGATCACGAAAGAGTGAGGCAATCACTTTATACTGGACTGCGAAAGCAAAATAAGTGTTCAAGAATTGAACGAGTTCGCAGGTTGCTGAGATGTGTTCAAACATGGGACCATGGTCTTGATTGATCAAACAAGTTTCTTTTCCGACGGTGAGCTTGGTTCATTATTATCATTTTTTTTCAATCGTGCAATATCGGCAAGCAAGTCTTCCTGCATGTTTATAAGATGAATGATTTCTTGTTCTAAATTTTCTCTCAGGGCGTGATTTTCATCGTTTAAAACTTTGAGTCGATGCACCTCCGCAGTGAGATTCAGGTTAGCATCTATTTCCGAGTTTATCTGATCTTGCAAGAGGGAGTTGTGCAATCGCAGATGATCTGTTTCTTCATAAATAGATCGGAAAAGTGCGTTTTTGATTCTTCTTAGCATCTCTTTGAAACACATCAACCGCGCTTTGAAAAGTGATGCTTTTTGAAAATAAAATAAAATTGAAATCGACAAAATCAAAAGTGGCAATCAAGCCAATTGAATCATTAATAAAAAAAATCAATCGCAGCCGTTTATCTCGAGAGGTTTTCGGTTAAGATCGGGTTGGATGGTGCTTTGCATCCAGGGCGAGACCTTAATTTGGGGATTAATTGGTTCCGAGCGAAGCTGCATGTTCGCGTTTCTAAGAGAGTTGCCTACAGTGTTAACACCTACGTGGTAACCAGCGGTGAGGAAAGATTTGTTCTTAAGTTCACCTTGACCGGCGGGGTTAGCTTGAGCCCACTTGGAGTTTGCGGCATCCTTGGGGAGAAGGTCTTCTGCGGTAAGCTTATCACGAGGGAAGCAATCATTGGGCGCCTTCTTCTCTTCATAGTCGACGGGTTTGTATTGTTCGTTAAGATCATCCTCGGATGGCATCACAGGGTAGTCATCGGATTTTTCCTCTTTGAGGTCACCGACAACCTCGGTTTTCAATTCTGGTTCTGGGGCTTTATCTTCGACAATGTCCGAATCAATATCGATTGTAGGGACGGTATCTTCGAATTTCTCAGCAACTTCCGCAATGTTTTTCTTGTAATACTCGCTAGCAAGGTAGACAAGCATCGAGCCCGCCAAAATAATTAAAACAAGCCTGGTAGTGAATGGATTTTTCATCATTTGTACGTTTTTATATGATGTTAGATATTTTTTTGGATAAATTCGTATAAATTGTCCTCTACGTCGATTAGTTCTTGTAGATTCATATTTTTCACCCTTTCGAGACAAATGCTGCGTAGTTTTTCCTTGAATTTTGTTATTTTTTGCATCAATGACCCGCGTATTTCCAAAATATCAAAGTGATCAGGGGTAGGAACGTCGACATCGACATGTTTACGATCAGATATCTTTAATATTTTGAAACACAATTTATTACCTTTTACACTATGAAGCCGACTCTCTATATTATAATGATATCGCTTATCAATTAAGTCCTTTAGTGTGATTTCGTTGCCAAAATGCATCTTCATGACTATCCCATGCTCGTTCAGCTCTAGAGTTTTATCGTTTATAGAATTATCCCGTTCTGCCTTCAATATCAGCGGACAAAACCTCTCTAGAGATTTTGATTTGATCGATATTGTGCTATCTGTATAATCTAATATTGTGCAATTTGCTAGCTTCAAAATAACCTTTTCATTTTCATTTATTACAAATTTCCCTTTCTTCAGTTCTAATTCCACCATAAAGATTTATAAATTACAAGGAAATAAAAGAACGCATTTTTTCGCACCTGGTGTATATATGTGCTAAAAAATGCTAAAAAATGATTGCATTAGCATGACAGTCTAATGAGATCGCCAAATTTGAACAGGGAGTATAAGCCAGGGAACAGTATGGATGAAACTCCTTGTACTGCGCTGCAAGAGAATGCGTTGAAGACAACTCTCAACCACAGCATGATTGCCACTGCGACGTAGACACAGAGCAACACAATGACTACAATCTCAAAGAAAGAGAGTGCTTTAGCCTTATCGTCTTTGAAAGATTCTTTAGCAGGGCCTTTTAGCTTTTTAACTAGGAGAGATTCGAGAAGCATGATTTTGATTTAACCTATATAGACATAATTTTAATTTTTGAAATGCATTTAAACGTTTGCCGATAACTGCTATTAAAACGAGATGAATAATTCCTCCGAACTTTTACTCTTATCTCTGAAGGAATACTTCTCAGATGAAGATAATATAAACACAATGCTATCAATCGTAGAAGGAACCTCTAGAATATCTTTACGATTAATCGATTGGTTCATTACAAATCACTGCAAAAATGCAAAATCGTCAATGGTTAACAAAGACATACAGGATATTTATCACAACTACAGAGCACAGCTGAAGGCTTACAAAAAAATTAAGTTTGACCCATTTCGAAGAAGACAGAGAATTATGTTTCAATATTCAGATTCAAGTGATAAATTTCTTAACACGACGATAGGACAGCTTAACTTTTTCAAATGGGCAATAGATAACAACATAATCAGGTATATTTCTGAAAGATTCGATGAGTTGGAGAACGCTATGAACTCTCACCAAAAATCACTCAAGGAGACGCGAGATATAAGTAAAGATGCAAAGGCTGCACATCTGACCAATAACTGCGATAGTGATATCGGGATTCTAGCAACAAAGACTGTCAAAATATCGATTAAAGAATCTTTTGTATATTTCGATTGATGGTTCAAAAATCATTCTCGACAGATTTGAAGTCTATATTCTTTTGTTTTAGTATGCTTTCAAATTGGTTGAAAGTTACCAAGCGCATTATCTCGTTGTAATGGCCTAGAAAGTTACCTTTAATGAATGTCATTGGATAAGATGTAATTGCCCATCGACTCTTTAACTCTTCAATTTCATCAAAAATAAAATCATCATCATCATACATTTCCATATACTCTTCCACGACTATAACGCTGTGTTCAATATGCATCTCATCAAAGAGAGCTTTCAATTTCTTACAGTTTATGCATTGTTTTTTGCTTATACAAATGACGGGAGTATTCTCAATTTTCTTTATGATACTCATTAGATTTGTATTAGCTGTATATTTTTATTTTTAAGTTCGCAAGTCGATGTAAATATTTGCCGACAACTGTTTGATCATCTCTTCAATCTCTTCACCATAAACGCACTTAAGCGTACGCTTGTACCTGTAAATGTGACTGAGCTCGACTACATCTTCCAATGGGATCTTTTTGTGATCGAGGTTTTTCAAAATAAAAATAGATCTCTCATTGAATTCACTGTCCGATTCTGTAGCATCTTTGTCGATATTTAGTGCGTAATTATTGTGCTTTACTATCATTTGATATATCAATAATACAGCTACATGCCTTTAAATGTATTTTCACTCAGAGGAAAATTATTTAAAGTTATCGCGATTTATGTATAAATAGATGGAAATCGGCGATACTATTGATCATGTTATCGATGAAATCGTCGTGACTGTAGTAAGCGAATACAAGGAATGTACCAAATGCGGGATTTCTAAATTGAAAAAATGCTTCGGCAAGAGAAAAGCAAGTAAAGACGGGCTTCAATATAGCTGTAAGGTCTGCAAAAAGGCTAACAATGCGAAGCGCTATCAAGAAAACAAAGCGAAAAAAGCTGAGTACAATGCGGCTTACAACGCGAAACCTGAAATAAAAGCGAAAAGAGCTGAGCGCTATCAAGAAAACATGGATGAAATAAAGGCTCACAACGCGAAACCTGAAATAAAAGCGAAAACAGCTGAGTACAATGCGGCTTACAGAGCGAAACCTGAAAACAAAGCGAAAAGAAACGCTCGCGAAAGAAAACGAAAAAAAACCGACGAGGGATATCGCATGGAAGTAAATTTACGTGCTCGCTTGAATCATGCTATGAAAGGAAAAAAGAAATCGGCCAGTACCATGAAACTGGTTGGGTTAGAGTCCGGGACCGCTATTCACGATTACTTGAACATGAAGAGTCCGTGGTTCAAGGAAAGAGGCGTGCCGTCGGA